TTATCTACACTATTCCCTTAGCTCTGCTAAGCAGAAGTACCTATAAGATGAGATCTATTCTCAACCACCATCTTGTCTACAGTTGTAGACATCCAAGTATTCGTAACCCGGACTATAGAAGAACACGTAAATCCTAGGAGATGCGGAGCATGTGATAAGGGAAAGGGGAAAAAGAAAAGTAAGGACTAGGTTACCTGCGAAGCAGTATACAGAGGGACAAGGGAGCCGGGGAGCCTAGCATATTCAAATGTCTACAGTTGTAGACATAAACCGGACTATAGAATCAACGCATCCCATAGGAGATTATGATGCAGGACAATATGCAATTCGAGAAGATCGTAAACAAGCGCAAGACCCAAGGCTATGATGCTGCCAAGCTACAAGAAAAGAAAGAGAAGAAGGCACAGCGGCAGCGGCGGCAGCGGAGAGAAGAGAAGAGGGAGATTATTTAATGGCTATAGTAGGTAACACTCAATGTCCAGAGTGTGCGAAGAATGGCCACGATAAATCTGCCAACCACCTTATGCAATTTGATGATGGCGGGATGTATTGCAATCGGGCTAGCTTCCATACCAGCGGCGAGCCTTACTACGTTGCACCCGATGGCACTAACCCTATCATCGAAGGCGAGATCAACGGTAAGATTAAGTACAGCATCGAGCAATTCGAGGAGCTTGAGCGAGAGGGTAAGATAAGAGATGAGTTCACCAGACAGCTTGCCCTTGGGGGGATGCGAGAACGTGATCGTTATCAGGTGATGAGTGAAGAAGAGAAGGCCAGCCTTGATGCAGAGTGGGCATTAGATGTCAAGCACTTTGATAGCCTTAAGGTCAAGCACCTCATCGACCGACAGATACACGGCAAGTACGCAAAGATGTACAACATCCGTGTAGGCCATGATGCACAGGGTAAGGTAGCTCGTCACTACTACCCTAAGTACGAGGCAGGTGAGATAGTAGGTGCCAAGTGTCGTAACCTACCTAAGGATTTTAAGTTCGGACACCTTGGTAAACAGTGGGGTGACTTTGAATTGTTCGGTGAGCATACACTACCAGAGGTGCTAGCTTCAGGCCGAAGGATGGATACGCTGGTGATAACGGGCGGCGAGTGCGATGCTGCTGCTGCACAAGAGATGCTATGCGAGAGCCAGAAGGGAACCAAGTACGAGGGTACACTCTTCCACGTATGGGCACCCACGGATGGAGAGAATGCAGTCGAGCAGATCAGACGAAGGAAGTCTGCTATCAATGCGTTCAAGAAAATCATCGTTGCCTTTGATGACGACGACACAGGGCAGAAGATGTGCCGGGAGGTAGCCCATATCTTCCCTACTAAGACAGTCAAGCTGGTCTTTCCCTCGGGAACCAAAGACCCTAACGATTGCCTTAAGCGTGGCCTTGAGCAGGCGTTCGTTGATGCATGGTGGAATCCTAAGGAAGTCTTTGAAGGTGTGAATGTTAAGAGCGTTCATAGTATCAAGGATGAGCTGAAGGCTGGGCAACCAAAGCCCGGACTCGGATGGCCTTGGCCTAGCATGGATCACCTTACCCTAGGTATCCGACCGCACCAGCTCATCTTGTACGGAGCAGGCTCAGGTGTAGGTAAGACCGAGGTGCTACGCCACATAGTAAAGCATCTTGTTGAAGAGCACGGTGAGTCTGTTGGTGTGATCAGCACGGAAGATCCTTATGTCAAGGTGGCCCGTTCCTTTATTGGTAAGTGGATCAACAAGCGTATTGAACTACCACCTAACAACGATCCATCTAGCCGAGGGTACAGGCTGGCGTTCAACTATACTAAGGAAGAGGTTGAAGATGTCATTGACTACATAGCAGGGCTTAACAAACTATTCTTTGCTGACCTGTCAGACAGCCGTAGTATTGATGCAGTCATGGAGCAGGTTGAAGAGTTCTATACGATGGGTGTTAAGCACATCATCATCGACAACTTGGTAGGCATTGAGGTTAAGCAGGATGGCAATGGTAACGAGCGAGAGGGTATTGATGAGGCACTGAAAACCTTTGGTCTTTATAAGGACAACAAAGAGGTTACCATTCACCTTATCTCTCACCTTAAGACTGTTGGCCTAGGCCGTACACCTCACGAGGAAGGTGGCGAAGTACAGCTATCAGACTTCCGTGGTTCCAGAGCCATAGGCTTTTGGGCAAGCTATGCTATTGCAGTACAGCGTAACACTCAAGCAGATACTATAGAGGAGAAGACCACAACCTATATCAAGATCGTTAAGGACAGGGATCAAGGCTTGTACACTGGCGAGAAGGTTATACTCCTAGGACAGGAGAGCACGGGTAACCTACTTGAACCAAGCCAACGTAGGGTGTCTACAACTGTAGACAAAACCCGGACTACAGAAGAAACAAACACAGACGCCTTTGGATAGGAGAATAATATGATAGGTTCAACTGCAAACCGCGCCGGTCAGGAATCTGAGCCGTTTGCGTTCTGTTTTACAGATGTGAACGGTAAGCCCAGCGAGTTTTGCGACCACCCTAAGCACGCGGCAGAAGGCGATACCCGAATCAGGACGCCCCTCTACACCCACCCTGCCAGCGCCGCACCGGACGAAGAGTACCTCAGAGCGCTGCAAGACGCTTTCGACATCAACCAAGCGCCGGTCTAACATCCGAGCACGTAGCAAGAAGTAGGAGAAACAATGGCTATACTTACGAGTGCAAGGGTCGGCATTACAATGTCAGACCTAGAGATCCGAGCAAGAAAGGGTGACCCCTTTGCTCAGGATGAAATGGAACGACAGGCATTCACTGCTGCCAGTATCACAAAGAAGATCCAGAAGGAAGGACTTACCAGACTGCAAGCACAAGCTGAGGTCAGACGTAAGTAAGGTGCGGGGCTTAGGTCCTGCTTCTTTCTCTTTTAACATATTCTTAAGGTGTAATTATTATGAAAGCATTAGAGATACCAGCACGTTTTACTGGAACAGTTCATGTTGCTATCTGGAGTGACCCCACCTCCTTTCTGTACGGCGAAATCTTCTTATCAGACAGTAAGCCGGTCGGCAAGGGAGTAATAAACCTAGGTAGTGTAGATGTTGACATACCCTTGGAAGTTAATGGTTCTCTTGATAAACAAGTTGATCAACTCCTTGAATCAAAGAGCAAGATCATCCAGGAGGCTACAGACAAGGCTCAACAGATTGATGAGGCTATTGAAAGCCTGCGAGCTATTGAGTACAAAGAGTGAGATTATAATGCCAATCACAACAGGTAGAAAAGCTATAAGATTTCACAAGCTACATGCTATGCATTTCGCTATCCAACAGGATAAGTCCTATCAGCACAGACACCTGATCATCTCCTATACGCAGCCGATGCACCTACCCTGTACTCGTAAGGAACTCAGTGAGTACACCTCTGTACCTATCAATGCAGTTAGCAAGGTAGTGGCTGGGCTGATAGAGGAAGGTGCCTTGCTTGATGAGGGTAGGATGCAATGTCCTGTCACTGGCAGGGATAGCCGAGCTGTACAATATAACCCAAAATTCTCGGGGCCTTACTAAACCCGGACTATAGACACAAACAGGAGATAGCAATGCTTACACAAGAAGAGAAAGGACTGCACTGGCAGGCACTAGTATTCTATGCCATGTTACTTGATAAGGTAGGGTGTATTATAGCAGGTGGTGCAGCCAGAGACATTCTTATGGGCAATGAACCTAAGGACTATGATATCTGGCTGTTCGAGGACGTGTCAGAAAAGCAGGTCATTGATGCAGTACAAGAGGCTTACTATGCTTATTACAAGCAGTACGGTGGGTGCAAGGTTAGCGTTACAGACGTATGCTCTGATGGGTATCCTTCTGACAACGGGGAAAGAGAAGTAACAGGAATAGATTTCTGTATCAAGGTAAACTTCAATGGTATCCTAATTGATATCATCAAGTTGGTAAGAGAGGAAGGAGAAGATATAGGTATCCATGATATCTTCAACAGCTTTGACTTCCCGTGTAACCAGTTCGCTCTATTGGCAGACAGCAGAGTAGTAGGCATCGGGCATCTAAACACCAAGCAGGTAGCACAACGAAAGCTCTGTATAAACAGGCTGGTTAAGCTACGCTCAAAGCTACCCGACTTTGAGTTCATCAGCTTACACTAGGAGATGTTATGAACCATCCAAGTAAACCCAATAGCCCTTCAGGTGCCGGTCGCTTTCTGTACTCAGATACGGAGGCGGTAGGTCTCCTCAATGCACTGAGACATAATGACCCATCGAGTATGCACGTAATCGGTATTCAAGATCTTAAGACTGGTGAGTATTTCCAGTTCTTTGATCCGTATGAATCCCGTGATCCAGATAACAGAGATGTACTGGATGCTGAAGGAGAAGAAGACGGTTACTTGATTGATGGTGTAAGGATGCTGCTTGAGGCAGAGGGTATCTCCATGCATAACTACGCTGGATATGACGCCCTATCTCTTGACACTATATTCCCTGATGATTGGACTATGAACAACAGGGAGAAGCGAGGCAAGGATCGCAAGTGGTCTCAGTTCTTTCCGTACCGTGTGATGGATACTTACGTACTAAGCACATTGCTTAACCCTGACCGCAAGGTTCCTCATGCAGCGTATGCATTGGGCAAGGGTAACGTAGGGCCTCATAGTATCGAGGCTCATGGTATTCGCATGGGTAACTGGAAGCCTGACAATGATGACTGGTCTAAGCTGACTGACCACATGCTTGAGCGAGTCAAGGAAGACTGCTTCATTGGTGCTGACTTGTTCTGGTACTTGATGAAAGAAGAGTGGACTGATCACCTGCACCGTGGCCCTAACAGGGTTACCGGGTACGGTATCGAGACTGCTTACGGCATGGAGTTACAGGAAGCATTGATCATGGCACGGCAGGGACGCCGGGGTTTCCGACTTGATATGCGACTAGCCTATAGTCGTTGGGTGGAACTGCACAAAGAGATAGAAGCCACAGAGCAGGGCTTCCGTCCACACATGCCACTTCGTATACGCAAGAAGGCTGCTAAGAAAGAGGACTTCAACAAGTGGCTGAAGGACTCAGCTAAGATGTACGACTGGTTACCAGAGAGAGATGCAGTTGAGTTACAAGCTAACCTAGAGTCAGTTGACTTCGATGTTACGCACATCAGCTACGCAGCTACCAACTGGAACCCTACCAACAAAGGTGGTGCCTATAGCAAAACATCTCAAAAGTATATCAAGGAAGCTCGTGGAAATATCAATGACTACAAGGTGGAAGAGAGACCGATAGCTGGCCCATTCACACCTGTATTGTTTGAGGAGATCCCATTAGGTAACCGGGATTCAGTCAAGCAAGTTCTTTACTCACAAGGTTGGAGAGGTGTTAACTATAATGAAAAAGAGCAGGAGTACATTGATGAGTACGGCGAGCTGGAACTGCCTTGGGCTGGTAAGATCGACGAAGAATCACTTGAACGATGGGAGTCCTCTGGTACTGTACCGGAATGGGCTACTGGTATCGCAAGGTGGTACGTCCTTTGTAGCCGAGCCAACCAGATCCTTAACTTCAAAGACGTAGCTTACTTTGATAAGACAGGAGTGTGGCCTAGGCAGGCTACTGGTAAGCACCAATGCCGTGGCCTCATGGCACGAGCTTGGTCTGATGAGTACCGCATCGAAGCGCAAGACTTCTACGCTAAGATGGGGAGTTGGCCAGTAGAGGATGAGTGGCGTGTGCCTGCTGTTGCAATCAGCATAGGTACTAACACATTCCGTATGCGACACAGGAACGTAGTGAACATACCGAGCCGAGGCTTGTATCCATTACGTGACCTGTTCATTGCATCGGATGGCTACATGATCCTAGGTTGTGATGCCTCTGGCCTTGAGCTTCGTATGCTTGCTCACTTTATGAATGACCCTGAGTACATCAAGCAGGTTCTTCATGGTGACATCCATACGTATAATCAGGAGATGGCTGGCCTGCCTACTCGGGATATGGCTAAGACATTTATCTATGCTTTCCTTTATGGATCAGGCATACCTAACCTAGCTGCTGTTACCGGGCTAACTGCTAAGGATATGGAGAGAAGAGTACAAGAGTTCAAAGAGAAGTTGCCTGCTTTGTCTAACCTTATCTCTGCACTTGAGAGAGTGGGTAAGAAGTTCGGTCATGTACTGGCAGTCGATGGCAGATGGGGACGTATCCGGGCTAAGAGTGGTGAGCTATTGGTTCACACTATCTTGAACGTACTCCTCCAGATGACAGGCTCCTTGTGCATGAAGTGGGGACAAGTCTTTGCTGAAGATGAGATGATAGCTGAAGACGTTGCACTTGATGCAAGAGGCTGGCCTTTGTTCATTGCTAACGTACACGATGAGATCCAGATGGAAGTACCGATGGGCGAGGTGGAATACACAACCTATGAGGTTAACTCTGCTGATTGGGAAGTGGAAGAGAAGCGTGAGCACAGAGATAGTGAAGGCCGTATGTGGTCTGCTCCTGCTGTACTTGATGGCAATCCTAAGAAGGATGACACCTTGTTAGTAGAGCGTAGGTATCACAGGGCTGGTGCTATCCTAGCAGAACAGATGACCAAGGCTGGTGAGTACCTAGGTATTCGTATCCCATTAGCGGGTGAATATAAAATCGGAATGAGCTGGGCAAAGACCCACTAGGAGACACCAATGACTCTATATGATATCACGGGAGGGCTGCTTCTAGTCCTTCTTAACTTGGCCCCTTTTCTGGGCTCTAGGTTCATACATCTTTAGGAGTAGTTTATGAGTATATGGTTCTACATTCAGGCCACTGTCCTGATTTCAGTAACACTTTTCATTTGGGTTTTCATCATCATAGCCACTTTCCAAAAATAGCAACTAGGAGTAATAATAATGGAAGCCGTTTATGAAGATCACATGGGAACAGACTTACGTGTAGTTAACGCTGCCCGTGTATCCTTCAGCAGCAAGAGCTGGTACATCAATGGTGAGTACCTACCTGACACAAAGAGTAATCGTTACTCTGAATGGTGTCAGTACCGGGACAACATTTTGCATTCAAACCATCATCTATGGGGAGGGCAGCACAACATAATCAGCATGGAAGACTACGGACTGATTAACTTCTTAGCTTCTCATGGTCACTGGACTCCGTTCGGTCACCCTCAGATTACCCTCGTGATGCAGGCCCCCGTGCCTATCAGGACTCAATGCTTCAAGCATAAGTCTGGACTGGTAGAAAATGAAGAGTCACGTAGGTACATCAAGAGTAGACCTAGCCTGTTCGTTCCAAATGAGTTCCGTTGTACGCCAGCTAATGCCAAGCAAGGCTCAGCGGGTGTGCATCCTGACTCTTCCGAATGGAAGCGTATCTACTGGAACACATGCAACCGAGCTATCCTGATGTACGAAGCTATGATAGAGGATGGTGTTGCACCAGAGCAGGCCAGATTCGTCTTGCCTCAGGGTATAGAGGTATCATGGTACTGGACAGGATCACTGGCAGCATTCGCAAGGGTGTACAACCAACGCACAGACAGCCATGCACAAGGGGAGATCCAAGATCTTGCCCGTGAGATGGGTGACCTAATTAAACCGCTGTTCCCCGTGAGCTGGGCCGCATTAACAGGAGATACACAATGATCAACATTATTAGATTCCTCAGAAACCTAGCCCGCTTCATCGAAGACCGAGCTGAAGGCTGCAAGCAGCGTGGATACAAGAAGCTTGGTAAAGAGCAGGAAGCTAACCGTAAAGCTTTCGCTGTTCAGGTTAACCAAAGTGCTGTTGCTTGGGAACGAGAGGCTGTACGTCATCGTGAGTCTATTGAGCGTATCCGTGCTGAACGAGAGCAGATCAGTTCAACCTATGATTCCAATGTTGATAACATCGCAGTCAAACTAAAGCATCTTGACCTATCGTAATAGCTGTTAAGTCCGGGCGTCAAAACCCGGACTATAGATGAGAGAATATAAATCTTAAAGGAGAAATAGATGAGCTTCAATTATGGTGCTGATCCGGTAGTAACAGGCGGTTCAATTAAACAAGCAGCAGCGGGTCAACACGAAGCCCGTTTGTCTGGCATTATCCACCTCGGACAATACGAAGATACCTTCGGTGGTAAGAAGAAACCTGCTGCACCTTTTGTATGTGCACTCTTTGAACTGAAGTCAGGTGAAGAGGGCGGTGGTATCAATGACGATGGCACTCCTATCATGGTACACAAGTCTTTCGCTCTTAAGAAAGGCGACCGTGCTACACTCACCAAGTTTATGAAGGTGATGCTGACACCAGCAGAGTTCAAGCAATACGAGGCAGGTGTTTTGGAAGGTGGGCTCGAGGACTTCATCGGTCGTCCCTTGCTCATTGATATGGAAGGAAGCAAGAAGAAAGAGGACAATGGTGAAGCATCTTACACCAACGTAGCTGGTATGAGTAAGATGCCAGCCAAGCTAGCCAAGCTTTGTGAAGAGCTGGAGCTAGAGTCAGTAGGTCATGTTCCCTTTGATAAGCTGGATGAGTTAGCTTTGCGTACCCTTCCTCCCTTTGAAATTTGGGGAAAGCTGGAAGAGTCAATCGACTTCCCCGGCAGTGCAGTAGAGGAAGTCCTTGCAGCTATACGCAAAGAGACTCCTGACTTCGGCACTAAGAAGGCGAAGGATGACGACGACAAAGGTGCCGACAAAGCACCACCTGAGCGTAAGCGTGAAGACCTCAATGAAGAGGAAGACTTCAGCTAAGATCATAACAGTACCTCTTGCAGGATGATATCTGCTACGTGCTGGATGAGATAAAGTGCCTGATCAGCACTAAATCCTCGGTTGATACAATGCCTCTGGTCTGCGTGTAGGACAGTTCGCAACTGCCTGCACCTTACTATGCCCAACTGATGTACACGGGGTCAGGTGTCCCTCTTAGGAGGGATACGCTGTGAGTACATTTAGAGGGCCTGTAGCTCAAGTTGGTCGGAGCAGGCCCACCATCTCCCTGTAGCTCAATTGGATAGAGCATCGGATTTCTACTCCGTGTGTTGTAGGTTCGAGTCCTACCGGGGAGACCATCTAAGTGTATTCACAGGGTATTTAAAAACCCGGACTATAGAAGAAAGAGATTAAAAACCAAGGTCTGACACGACCACCGATTCCATTTAAGGAGATTTAATATGTCTAAGATTCTAGTAGAAGAAGTACAGAACGTCACCTACACTGTAGATGGCAAAGCATACAAGACTAAAGAAGCTGCTGATGCAGCCTTGGCCAGCCTTGAGAATGTACAAGAAGGTCTTGAGTTTACTGAAGCCCTGTATGCAGGTCTTGCTACTCGTGCCAAGCGCACCAAAGCAAACCTTATCGGTGAGTACCTTGATTGGGTAGCCGATGGCAAGCCTGTAGTTGTTGAAGAGGAGCCAGCCTCAGCCTAAGCAATAGGTTTAAGTAAGTAACTAAGTAGCCCCTCCTTTATCGGTGGGGCTTCTTTGCTTAGGAGATCTTTATGTTTGATATGGGAGCAAGTCTTTATGAGAAACCGCCTAGCTATTTTCTATGGCCGACTGATGGCAGATTTACAGCACTGGTCGATGCAGATATATTACCTTACCTAGTAGGGTATACAACGGACGAAGAGAAGTACGCCAAAGCACTGCTTAGAATAGAGGAAGGTGAGTACCATTGTGTAACTGAAACTCCAGAGTATGAAGATGCAGCAGACCAACTAGATTGGACACTCAACTATTGGGTTAACCAAGCTGGTGCTGACTCTGCTATCTTGTACGTCACAGATTCACCCGGTAACTTTCGGCTGGGCGTGGCCTTTACTAAGCCGTACAAAGGACAACGTAAATCAGAGAAGCCACCTTTCTTCTCAGAGCTTAAGGCTCACCTAATAGAGAACCATCATGCTATCGTTGCAACAGATTGCGAAGCAGATGACCTTATGGTTACAGAGCTTAATCAAAGAAACAAAGAACTAGAGCAGCAGGGAGCCGACATAGGTTCAGGTGAACACAGGAAGTTCAGTGACGCCATTGCTATCAGTTCTGATAAGGACATAAGGATAAGCCCCGGATGGCATTACGACCCTAACAAAGATGACAAGGTATGGGTCAACGTACTCGGATGGTTTGAGCCTGTCTACAAGACAAAGGAGGTTATAAATTACGAATACTGGCCACTGTACAACGGTGAACCTATGCATCCTGACACAAAGGGTGAGCCAGATAAGTATTCCAAAGGAAAACAAAAGGGGGAGGTTAGACGCAAGAGGGTTAAGAATGGTGTTACTCTATCTCAGTACGTAAATAAACTGAGGGGAGCTGGACTTAAGTTCTTCTACTCACAACTCTTAGTTGGTGATAGTGCAGACAATTATCCCGGTATCCCCGGAGTAGGCATGACTCGGGCATTTGAGGTTTTAAACTCATGTGAAACCGAGGAAGAAATGTATGAAGCAGTCTTGCAAGAGTACAATCAGGCATTGGGTCAACGTAGTTTGGCTCATAACCATCGCGGTGGTAGCCTCACTCTCTCTTGCGAACAACGTATGGTGGAGCAGGGAAGACTTGCACACATGCGAAAAGAAAAGGGAGAGATGTGGAGACCAGACATCTACTGCCCGCACGGGGAGGATGATGTATGGAACGAATGAAGGCGAAGGGGAGGGCTAACTATGCGCATGAAAAACAAAGATATAAAAGAATTCAGAGAGATGATGGTAGAAGATCAACAGGGTATCTGCCCTCTCTGTAATAGGAGGTTCTCTACTATGAATCCCAGAGATGTATGTGCTGACCACTGCCACGACACTGGTTTTATGAGAGGGGCATTGTGTCGTAATTGTAATGGTAATCTAGGTAGAGTGGAAGGGTTAGCTAACAGATCTAAGAGGGGCTTAAGTAAGATATCTTGGCTTGTGAATGCTGTAGGCTATTTGGAAGATAGAAAAGGAGCACCTAAATACGACAGTATACACCCTACCTTCAAGACTGAGGTAGAGAAGCGCACCCTCCGAAACAAGAAAGCGAAAGCTAGGAGGATTAAAAATGGCAAGGCTTCGACTTAGGAATTTGTTTACAAATGAAGAGATAACAAGTGCTATCGACAGCACCTCTAACTTTGGTCACGCAGCAACAGAGTTATCTGAATTGAGAGGTGTATCAGTAAGTAGGCACATGGTCAGGTATTGGAACCGGACTATAAGAGAGTTCACCAAGGCCAATGGAGAAAGCTATGTTGGAGATACAGTAGCCAACAGGTATATCAGAAATAACGAGGTTGTATTAAGAAAGCCCTCTGTTGCTGATTACGAAGGTGTGTCTACAACTGTAGACAACTCTCGCATCCTCATTATCCCTGACCAACATGCACCTTATCATCATCAGGATGCACTTGAGTTCCTTGCTGCTGTTGCTGCTGCTATTAAACCAACTAGGGTTATCAACCTAGGGGATGAGGTGGATGGCCATGCTCTATCAATGCATGATTCCGATCCCAACTTGGATAGCGCAGGCCCGGAGTTAGAGTCTGCTAAGATCTTTATGCAATCTCTTGCTCGTATGTTTCCTGTACAAGATGTGTGCCATAGTAACCACGGATCCCTTGTTTATAGAAGAGCATTCAAGTACGGCATCCCTACTCAATACATCAAAACCTACAGAGATGTTCTGTTCCCTGATGGTGGTGGAGATGGCTGGAGCTGGTATGAGAAGATCTGCATTGACTTGCCTAATGGTGAAACAGTGATAGCTCAGCACCAGAGTTCAGGTGATATAATGAACAACGCAGCGCATGAAAGATCAAGCATTGTACAAGGCCATGAGCACAGCAAGTTCGATATACAGTACAGAAGTTCAACGTCATCTCTGTATTGGTCTATGATCTCTGGTTGTTTGATTGACCCTGAGTCACTAGCTTTCGCCTATGGCAAACTCTTACCCAAGCGTCCAATCATCGGCTGTAGTGCAATCATTGACTCTCAACCAGTTCTTATTCCAATGATACTGGATAACAATGGAAGATGGATTAAGACATTAGGAGGCCCGTATGCGTATTGGTAAGGTAAAGTCTGATGGATCAACGGCAAGCTATTACAGGCTTCCTCGTTTGGCCAGAGAACTACAACACCTGGTCTCACATAAGAACATGAACGGGCAGATCGCAGAGATCTTCCGTGCTTGCTATCGCTATGGGGAGGTAGAACACTCCGAGATGCTTCGTGATGCAAAGAAGATTAAATTCTATGCTGAATCGGAGATCGAACGACTAACTAAGTGGAGTAAGTAATGAACTGTTTTGAATTCTTAGGGCTAAGTAAGGATCATAGGGCGTTAGGCAAGGTAGTTCAACTTGTTAAGAACTATGATGAGGTTACACCAAAGAACATAGTGTACCCTCTGCTAGGGCAGGTTAAGTACGATGGTGTGTTTGCAATGCTTATTGTAAAACATGATCGTGTCGCTATATTTGGTAGAACAGGTAAACTATTAAGCCTATTGGAAGGTTTTTGTGAAAAGTATTCCTTCCTAAACCCCGGAGTTTACATTGGTGAGTTGTGCTTACCCGGCAAGTCTCTTGAAGTCTTGAGTGGTATTGTAAACCCTAACCGGACTAACGTACTCGATCCAACTCTTATGAACTATTGGATCCAAAACAGGGAGATGCATTTCCATGACTTTCTTACCACGGAAGAATTCATTATTGGGCAAAGTGATAACTCGTACTCTAGTAGGGAGCGCGATCTTATCGCTGCTGGTCTGCCTTACATTCACACTATTGCTCTTCACTCCGTTACTGATGCTGAGGTATTTGCTAAGGCTTGTATTGATTCGGGACACGAGGGGATAGTTATAAAGAGTGACACTGATTGGGTGGCTGGTCACAAAGGTTGGAGATCCATGAAGAAAGTAAGGCAGATTAGTTATGATCTGCTTTGTATAGGTACAGAAGAGGGGACAGGGAAGTACGCAGGTAAGGTAGCAAACCTGTTGTTCCAGTGGGGAGATGGTGATGTTATCAAAGCGATGCTAGGTAAGAACTACACTCACATGGATGCAGAGGTTATGTTCTCAGACCCCGGCTATTCCCCTGAAGGCCAAGTGTACAGAGTGTACGGACTACAGGATTCCAGCAAAGGTAAGATCAGATTACCTAAAGTTGGTGAGCTTAGAATTGATAAAGCTACACCAGATTTTTAATTGAGATGGGGCAGCGTAGCCCCTTTCTTTACTACTTGGAGGTTTAATGCCTAAGTTAGAAGAACTAGAGAAGTCAGTAGGAGAGTGGGCAGAAGGTAAGGGCCTGATCTTTGAAGGTAACGAAGTTGCACAGGTTAACAAATTTATTGAGGAAGCTTACGAGTTTGCAGATGAAGTACACATGGGCAATAGAGACAAAGTAATCATGGAAGGTGGAGATGTTCTGGTAACTCTATGCGTACAAGCAAAGTTGCAAGGCACCACACTGGCAGAGATGCTTGAGTCTGCTTATAATAAGATCAGCAAGCGCAAAGGCAAGACCATTGATGGCACCTTTGTTAAGGCAGGTAAGTAATGGATAAAGCTACAAGTATCCTCTCAGATATCACGGTGTTTACCAAGTACGCAAAGTTCGTACCAAGCCTACAGCGCAGAGAAACATGGGAAGAGCTAGTGTTTCGTAACATGCAGATGCACATTGATACGTATCCAGATCTTGCAACAGATATCTTTA